CTTCATTATGCTCATGAGGCAAAAGGTGATTGTACATGTCATTTAAACGGATTATGTAGACATGAAGTTTGTCTATTCTTTGTTTTAAGAGATAAGCTTAATGAAATATTTAAGGATAAAAAAAGTGAAGAGGATTTCTTTAATAATGCTAAGCAAGATGAGCTTATGCAGGAGCTTATGGAAATAAATATTACTAGATGTGTAAATTCATATCATTTGATGCCTATTATTTCTATTGTTGGGTCAAAAATTTTACTTGCCTTTGAGCTTGAGTCTGAAAATGAGGAGATTAGAATCAATGATGTACCAGCTTTTTTAGCAGCAGTCGAGACAAAGCATACAATTGAAATAAATAAAACTCCCCATCAGCTTGATTATAAGTATTTTTCAGCAATTAGCCAAAAGCTTCTTGATCTTTGTTACTTAAATCGTCACGCTATGACCGTAGAGCTTGAACAAACTGCGATTAATAATGAATTTATGACATTTATTTATTCTATTTATAAGCGTATAAATAGGTCTACTCCATTGAGGGCGATCGCGTTCGGGTACCTCAGGGTATCACATCGCTACGCTTTGTTCTACCCTATTGGTACCGTCTCGCGATCGCAGGCAACTATCGTTGCCAATTTTCACCGTCGCTATGATTGTCGTTACAAACGCCTTCGGCAGATAGGTATCGCTTCGCGATCGATTGAAAAACGTGAATTTTTCACGTAAAGGTTTTTGGTTAAATTGGGTCGCGAGAAAGACCATGCCAAGACGACGTCCGCTTTCGCGAGTTGTCGCGATCAGCGCAGGTGCAAGTACAAACGCCTAAACCCGGCTGGGGATACCAGTCGGGTAGGGGACAAGGACAGTTAAAACAAATTACTGAGCAGGGTCGGGAGCAGGGTCGGGATCGGGTTTCTTTTCCTTTTCCTTTTCCAACTTTTCCTTATACGCCTTTTCCATGTCAATTTTGCGCTGACGTTCACGATCGGCGAGATCATTATTTAATGTAGCGTAATCGGCCAAATCAAAATCCGGGTCCTCCGTTGGCAAAACATCATCAAAATCTTGATCTCGATCAGGATAATCACCAGAACGGGAACCAGTGGAAACAGGCATCCCCATTGCAAGGCGGTAAATAAGCTCACGAACTGTAAAACTTTCGGAAGGTTCTACCAATACTTCATCGCTTACTTTTTCCTGAACCACCTTCGAAGAAACATTACTAAAATTATAAGCGGTAACAAACATATGCAAAACAAAATAAAAAGAAACAACAAAAAGTACAAAGTATAAAACATAACTTACAACATTGGAGTACCATATTTCGGCATCAAACGAAGAGCCTTAACATCTTGGTACATTTGCACCCAAAACTTATCGTCTTCGGTCTCGGAAGTGGCAAAAACACGGTTACTCGGATTACACTCGACAAATGTAGTATTTAAATTCGGTTGATCTTCAAAAATACGGTTCAAATGCCAAAATGAAAGATTGCCACGGAAATCGCCATGAGCTTCCGAAGGGTGATACTTATATTCAGCATAACGCGGAGTATAACCAAACGTACCATTATTGTAAGTCGCATCCTCGGAAACAAACAGTTCTTGATTCTTAATTTCCTGTTCTGACAAATGAGCAAATTCCGGGAAATAAAAATCCATGTTATCAAACTTCGTAAAATCACGCGGAACACCTTGCTGATAACCTGTACGCGGAGTAATAGACATGATACCGATAATATATCCATGCTCTTCAAAATAATGCTTGAAACCGTTATTGATTCCAGCAGAAATACCATGTCCGGCCATATTTGCCTGCGGTGACGTTTCATTAGTCGAGGATGTTTGCAATACTTCCGACACAGAAATAGGCATACGACCGCCACCGAGGAACTGCGGACGCTGTAAACGAGCATCAGATGAACGAACGCCAAAGTGCGACAAAATTTGCTCAATATAACGAGAACCACCGCGGGCGTTACGCTCAAACCAACGCTGCAAAGCATTCGAGGTACGAAGGTCGTTAATATTAATTCCCATTTCGTCAACATTGACTTTTAATGTACCATTCGGATCGAGTTCGGGCGCACGGTTATTTACACCACCATTAACAGCAACAAGGTCAGCATTACCAAGATTACCACTATCGGGAGCCATAGTAAGGTCATAAGCATGGCCATGTTCAAATTCACGGCCGCTACCGTCGACCCAAAGCTGCATTGGCCGACCGTATGTATTATCGTAAACAACATCCATAGAACCGTTAGCACCTTGCACGGGAACAGAAACCTCGGGTCCGCGTTGCAACCACGGAAGGGCAGAAGTGAAATAATCTTTTTCCCAAGCACGACGGCGGAGAGTTAACAATGCCTTAAGATGTGCATCTGCGGTAATAACACCACCAGTCAAAGGGAAATCGATAGGATCGGTCAAATTTTGATCACGATAATACTCATTATAGATCAAATGGTAAGCACGGAAAGGCAACGCGGATACTTGAAAACCGGAAGGTATTTTAACACCGTTAACAACATCATAAGATTTATTACCGCAACCGGAAAGAGTAGGCAAACCAAGATAATCCCATAAAGAGGAATCACCATGATATTTCTTTATTGTTGAAGCCGAAGAAACCGTGTTTGAATCTGCATCAATTTGAATTTTAGGGAACACTGGTAAATCTTCGCCGTCTACGCCTTTAGTAATAAAATCTTCCCATTCATTCCACAAAAGACGGTTCGGCACAAAGAAATAGTGTGTAAAAACATTCACACGGTGCATCATAGGAGCCACAAGGGGAGCCAAACGCACGAGGGATTCAGTTTTCACGCGGAATTTATCACCGGGAACAACAGGCATACACATAATAGGTACGAGTTCGCCCATGTTCAACGTTAACTTTGATTCATATGATAAGTTGAAAGCATTCCGACGAGGGCGTTTCATTCTTATCGAGTTAAATATATTTGCCATTACATTTTACATCTTAAACGTTCATTCATTCTTTTTTCATACTCTTCGCGTTGTTCAAGCTGCATGAGATCAGTAAGAATAGGATTTTCACGAGCACAATAATCAATCCACTCATTGAACATTTTATGTCGGAAAAACTCTTCACGCATTTCCTTTAAAAAGGCTTTCATATCATCATCATAGAGCTTATCAGCATAATAACGAGGCATAGCCATTTTATGACCGGCCCACGCACGAACATAATCACGAGGATGTCTACGATAAAATTCGATGATATCAGCTTTCATAAATCCAAAGCCAATACCGGGATTTCGGGAACAAAGCATAAAAGGTTTGTACTTCTTTTCATCCCGAAGAATCTCGGGACACATACTTTTTTCGTACATGTATTTACAGACATAAGCAATCTCTTTGATTGTCAAAGGGTGAGCTTGTACAAAACCATTCTGCCAACATTCGGCCAGTAAGTCACCAGCCATTTTACCAGTAAAAGGGAAGCCAAATAAGATCATATGATAGTGAGGGCGGCCATTTTTTGCACCATATTCAGAAGTGACAAAATAACGCATTTTATAGTCCTCATATTTCTTTCGAAGCCGTTTCATAAACAATTGTACATCACGCTTGGATACCACGGCAACATTTGCTTGAAATAGGTCACTACCAATTCGTTCTATAGGTAAATGTTCATCATCATACGTTAAAGTGACAAACAAAGAGAACGGATACTCTTTGGCTTCCGCTTGTAAGCGATATACCCAAGATTGACGCTTATTCTGACGACAGTTTACACACCAACCGCAAGGAACTTTCGCTTCTACACTGGCAAGATACATAGGGTGAAGGCATTTAGCCATTCAACGCAGGGGTATCGGGTTTGTCAAAGATCGACTTTACAGCATCAATGACCGTTTCTAAAACGGCAATGATAATTTTCCAAACTGGTTTCATAAGCGAACACCTCCTCTACTTACACGATAACCACGGATTCTACGCCTTCTACTACGGCCGAGGAATCCACGTCTACGGCCTCTACGTCTACGTCTCATAACAAAAAACTATTTATTTAGGATTAAACATTTGGTCTAAACGGTCATCAGCAAAAGAAGCAGCAAAACGAGCAGCAAGTTCACGAGCGACTTCGATAGCTGTTTTTCCATTACCGAGGACACGTTCAAGATGATATCTAAAAGCATTTATATCGTTATCCTGTTGAAGTTTACGAAGAGCTTCCATAGCAGTAGAATATTCTGCATTCGAAAGCTTAATCTTATTGTCAAACAGGGTACGATCTAATTCATATTGGAGTACCTTTTGATTCGCACCAGTCCAAGCACCAGCAGCGCTTGCTTCGGAAAGATTTTTCTCGGCTATAGCACGATCAATAGATACGTTACGAAGCTCACGAGCAAGGTTAAGATCAAACCCGGAACGAGCGGTAGACATAGCAATATTGCCTTGACGAATACCTTCGGTTCGAGCTTGTTCTTTAATGAGCTTATTTTGAGCTTCCATGTTTTCAACTTGAGCTTTATTTTGACGCATTGCCATATACATAGACGCAGCATCAGATAAACCAAGATTCCAGCCGCGGTAGGGTTCCATTGTAGCACGTTGGATTTTCGCGGGTTGATATTGCGGAGCTGAACCAGCGCTATTACCAGTAACACCACTACCATAAACCAAATTAGGATTAAGGCCAGCTTGCCGAAGACGGGACATTTGCGCAGTCGGTGAATTATACTGATTCTGCATGTTCCACATTTCGACACTACGGGCATAAGCCTTTTCATTCTCGGCGGTTTGCCAGTTGTTCTGGTATTTAGCCAACTGCATGTTCTGAATATTAGCCTGTCGTTGGGCATTTGCACCAATCATAGAACCAGCAAGAGAGCCAAGACCACCAACTATAGCACCAATAGGCATACTAATCAATTTTAAGTGATTCTAAATAATACGCATTGATCTCCTTTACGGTATGATCACAAACGAGAAGAGCTACCAATTTTCTACCAGCATTATGTGCTTGTATAATATCACGGGCAGAGAATTGTATACTACGAAAGCGCTCAACACCTTCTACATCAGTAAATTGTACATGAAAATAAAACCGTCTCATTGTCCTTTTAATTTAAGGCTACCGGAGTTCTATTAAGACTATAGTCATTTTAACTGCCTGTATTAATTAAAAATAGTTTATATGGACAA